AGCCTTTCCGGCGCGACCTATGCGGAGATCGCCGACGGGCGCGTCTCGCTCGATGACCTGCGCAGCATGGCGGACGAGGGCGAGGCGCTGCCGCTGGTCGATGGCACCGGCACGGTCTACGGCAACTATGTCATCACCGCGATCGATGAGCGCCATGCCTTCCTGATGGCCGATGGCCGCGCCCGTCGCATCGACTTCGGCATCGATCTGTTGCGCGTGGATGATCCGGCCCCGGCGAACAACAGCCAGGAACCGGCATGACAGAGAAGATCAACAATATCGCGGACTGGCGCGTCACGATGGACGGCATCGATCTATCCGACCGGCTGCGCCCGCGTCTCGTCTCCCTGTCCCTGTCCGAAAAGCGCGGCGATGAAGCTGACCAGTTGGACATAGTGCTGAACGACGCGGACGGGAAACTGGCGATCCCGAAGGAAGGCGCGGTCCTCAAGGTGCAGTTGGGCTGGAAACAGGGCCGCGATGTCGCGGTGGGCCTGATCGACAAGGGCAGTTTCAAGGTGGACGATGTGTCGCACAGCGGCCCACCCGACCAGATCACCATCAAGGCCCGCGCCGCCGACTTCACCAGCGCGATCCGAAACCGCCGCCAGCAGAGCTGGAAGAACACGACGCTGGGCGCGGTGCTGCGCGACGTCGCGGGCCGCAATGGCCTGACGCTCAAGGTTGCGGCCGATCTGGCGGCCATCGCCCTGCCTACGGTCAGTCAGAGCCGGGAAAGCGACATCGCCTTCCTGCGGCGTCTGGGGAGCGAGCACGACGCCGTTGCGACCATCAAAGACAAGCACCTGATCTTTTCGCGCAAAGGCGCGGGCACCACGCCCAGCGGCAGAGCCATGCCGACCCTGACGATCCGCCGTCGCGATGGCGACCGGCATAACTGGCAGCGGCAAAAGCGGGACGGTCAGGAAGGCGTCACCGCCAGCTGGCACGACAGGAAGGCGGCGAAGCGCCAGACATTCACGGTGGGCAAGGAAGATGGCGCGAAAAAGCTACGGAAAATTTTCCCCAGCGAGGCGGCGGCCAAGCGCGCCGCGCTTGCGGAGCGCGACCGCATGAAGCGCGCCCCGGCCACCTTCGACATGAAGCTGGCGCTGGGCCGCGCCGACGCCATCCCCGAAGCCCGCGTGAAAGCGAGCGGCTACAAGGATGAGATCGACGCGACCACATGGCTGATCGCGGAAGTGACGCACCGGCTCGACAAGGCGGGTGGGTTCACTACCGATGTGAAGATGGAGACGGCGCCCTGATCAAATCAGGAAGCATCCGAACACCAGAAAGCCGAAAATCCAGATCGGAACCCAAATCCACAGGCTGTCACTTTTGTAATTCCACAGGCGCGAGAGAAACCGAAGCATGGGAATCAGGCAACAGCCTTACGCAGCGCCTCATTCATCCGCGACTGCCAGCCCGGCCCGCCTGCGCGAAACCGTTCCAGCACATCCTTGTCGATCCGCAGCGATACCTGTTCCTTGTTCGAACCGGCGGGACGCCCGCCCTTCGACTTGGGGAAAGCCGCCCGGATCGCGGCCGGAATGTCGTCGCCACGCTTGGCGCGGGCGAAATCGGCTTCGGTCCATTCGGGATTATCGTCATCGAAAATGACGGGCTTTTCCTTAGACATGGCGCTTCATCTCCTTTCCATGGGCGCGCCGCAGACTGATGACGCGGACCTTTCCGCCCCGCTCTGTCCCGGCGACGCAATAGGCAATGCCGTCAATCAGTCCATATAGGCGGAACCGCGGTTCCTCGAAACGGCTGTCGTCGACATAGGCCAGCAATTCGAGATCGGCGGCCCGCGATAGCGAGATGCCGTGCTTTGCAATGTTGGCGGCATCCTTGGCGGGGTCGAACTCGATTTCCATGTAAGTTTATGTAGATGCAGAAACGTGCTTATGCAAGAGGTTTTTGCATCTACAATAATTCACCAGCCTATTTCGTGATGCCAATCGCTTTCTTGTAGCCTTCCACCTCTGAAGGCAGCACCGCTTTCGATAGGCGCACCAGCGTTTTGCCATTCAGCAGCTGATATTGCAGCAGCATCGGGACATCTTTGGTCACGTTCTGAATGTAATCATGCCGGGCCTTGGCGTCGTCTTCGGTGGCGAAAACCTCGATCGTGTTTTCGCTATCTTCACCGTCAGCCTTCGGATGACGGGTATCGAAGAAAAAGACCTTGCTGATATACTGGTTTGGGCGACCCAGCAGATGATTATCATCGCTCGACTCGGTGACGAGCTTCACATCCGCCACCGGCAACCCGGCAGTCTTGAACTGTTTGAACACATCGCTCGCCGTCGATTCCTTGACCGGAGCCGGTTGCTCAACAGCGTTCTCATGATCGTCAGACGTTGCGCCCCCACAGCCCGCCAGCATGAGGCAGGCCAACGCCGATACTGCAATTCGCATTTCTAAACCCCCTATATATTTCCTCTTCAGTTTTGCCGCATTCGCGGGGCGCAACCTACTTGTCCACAAGGAAAAATTTGGTCTGGGCGTTTACCTCTTTCCTACTCGTACCTCTTTAGCCAGAACGAGAACGAATCAAGAACACGCAGGGGTGTGAGAGTTGAGCAGGCGAACCATCAGATTGACGCCGGGGTGCGAGTTTGCCTGTCAGAACTGTTCGGTTCGTTGCGCGACTATGGCCGCGATGCGGGACGATCTGTGGCGGGAGATCGAGCAACTTCACCGCTCACAAGCGATGCAACCGACGCTTGATCAAGCGAGAGAGGTCCGATCGCTGCAAGACCAGATGGAAGCCGTCGAGCGAGAATTGCAGCGGCTTCGTCCTTCGTCGCCCCCTCTGGCACCAGCACAAGCAAGCTGCGGAACATATCGCGCAACGCGGCTTCACTAGGCAGCACGACCGGCAAATTGATCGACACGAGTGTCGGACGCTGGGCTTCAATATCGCGCGCTTCCGGTTCGGCCTCTGCGTCCGTCAGTCCGGCGAGGGTCATCACTTCAGCTGGATCAACACCATAGCGAGCAAGCACAGCAGCTATCTGTCGCGCCAGCGTCATTGGGAGGAACGGCTTTTTGTAGCCATGTTCCCGCTCATAGAACGCATACGAGGCATAGGGGATTTCAAGCACCTCGGCCATCTTCCGTATCGACAGCGAAGGCTGTGCGCGGAGGCGGAGTTCTTTCAGTGTTGGTCCGACAGGAGGCATGTCGGAAGGTGTATGAAATTTTTGCACGTTGTCTGGTTGAATTTACGCTTGCATGGTGTGTGAAAATATCGCACACCGCAATCCATGGAACAGCAAGTCTCTATTTTTGCACTGTTCGGCGGCGTCCGACCGATGGCGAGGGCTATCGAAGAACCTGCGTCGAATGTGGCAGCTTGGAAGCGGGTGGGTCGCATCCCCGCCGAAAAGCAGCCTCATGTGCTGGAGGTTGGACAGGCGCTCGGCCTGCCCATCACCGCTGATCATGTCGTGTTCCCTCTGGGTCGGCCCAACGCCGCCGCCCCTCTTGAAATAGCGGTCACGCCCATCGCCGTCGCTTGCGATCCGCAGCCGAAAACGCAACGAAAGGACATGCACTAATGCCTGTCGCATCGCATCAACAGCATGTCGAAATCCGGCTGCTGAACGCACTGTTCGACGCGGATCGCCCTATGTCGGTTTCGGAACTGGAAGTCGCCATCGGCTGCATCCGGCGCGACCTGTGGAACGCCATTCGCCAGCAGCATCGTCTGGGCAACATCCGCAAGGGCCAGCCCATCGAACTGCTGCCCTCCGCCCAATTCGCTATCGCAGCCGGTCGCCTCGCGCACCCGACCGCTTTGGCCGCCTGACCCGAAATGTTGGTTGGGCGAGGCTCGCACCCCCGCCCAACCGATCCGCTTGAAAGGACCAAACGGAATGCTTTCCTTCGAGACACGGGCGATGCAGCGCAATGCGCCGTCGCCGTCTGATCGCGCAGACCGCCCTGAAAATGGGATAGCCGGTACGCAGGCCCAGCAAAATCGGGGCAAACACCTAGCCGCCCACGCCGCCGCCTATCGCCTGCGCGGCCAGTTCGTCGCCCGCCACAGCTACACCGTGCCGGAAGAACTGACGGCGCGCTTCGACACCGAACCGGCCCCCACGCCACAGTTTCCGCGCTGGTACAGCGTCGCCATCTTCGTCGTCATGAGCAGCGCCACCCTGTTCGCAATGTGCGCCACCGGGAGGCCGGGGGCATGAACCGAGATCGCCGTAAGGAAATCCAACGCGTCATCGTCGCGATTCAAGATATCGCGATGCAAATTGCTTCGGTCAGTGATCAGATCGACATGATCAAGGGGGAAGAAGAAGAATATCGGGACGGTATTCCTGAAAATATGCAGAGCAGCGAACGCTATTACAGAGCGGAAGCCGCTGCCGAAGCACTTTCCAGCGCGTATGATGATCTGGAATCCTTTGACGTCGAAACCGTGATTTCCAGCTTGCAGGAGGCGATGGAGTGACGAGTTTGCGTGGATGGGTGACGCCCTGCGTCCTTGCGCCTTCCGGCCACCCGACCAATCATCATCGCACCGAACAAGGATTGATCGGGGCTCGCGTGTCTTTCGAGACCGGAACACACCTCATTTTAGTGGCACGGCCATCTGCCGAAATCACTTGGACGGATGTTGTGGAGATTTCGTCGCTATGACAAAGCTGCGCGCCCCTCTGTCCTTCTCCCTCGCCATCACCACGGCAGTGGGCCTCATTGGCTGGGATCAGGCCGCCCGGCTCACCCGGCGTTCGAAGCGGGCTGTCCGCTATTGGAGCGAAAGCGACAAGGCCAGCCTGCCTACGCTGGATCAGGCCATGGCCCTCGATCAGGACTTTCTGGCGCGAGGCGGCGGATTTGCCCCGATCCTCGAATCCTATGCCCGCCAGTTGAACATATCGCTGGTCGATACGCTGGCGTGCCGCGAAGCGCTGGCCGACGACATCGCCCAGGTATCGTTGGAATCGGCGGACGCGATCAGCAGCAGCATCCATGTGACGCTGCCCGGCGCATCGCCCACTGAGATTTATCACGCCATCAAGGAGACCGAGGAGGCAAGCGGGGCGATGAACCGGCTGCTGACCCGTCTCAAATCCTTTCTGCACAGTAATGGTGCTGCGCAGGGAACAGCGGGGGAAATCTGAATGTCAAAGCCTGCGGCCCGAATGCCATCTATGATCTGCCCGGCCTGCCATGGCCGTGCGCATGCCCAATCCGTGGGCAAGAACACTCCCCTCTACCGGGAGGTCTACTATCACTGCCGGAACCCCGACGCCTGCGGCCATACCTTTGTGGTCAGCATGCAACCGATCCGCACCGTCAGGCCCAGCTGCTTCCCGACGCCGTTCGACAAGCTGCCGCTGACCAACTG